TCACTTCACTGACTGTTGCTAATAACAGCAGATCTGGTGACGAGATTGTATCTGTGGAAATCGTTCAGGATTCTGGATACATCTCTCGTATTATTATGGACGATCTTGGAGATGGGTATGCAGGTTCGACAACTGTCACAATTGAATCTCCTCAATTGCCTGGTGGCGTTACAGCTACTGCAGTTCCTAGTGTCACAGATCAAAAGATCTATGAAATTAATCCTACTTTAGGTGGTACCGAGTATACAATTCCTCCAAGTGTATTGATTGTTAGTACTAATGCCACACAGCTGGCATCTGCTACAGCAATTATTAAGTATAACAAACCTGCAGTTAGGATGGGTGTTGCTACAGATAGCAAGGCACTTATTCCTACAGAGTTCCATTTCGATTACCCGATATATCTAGAAAATGACCGTGAGTATGCTCTTCTCATCGAAACAAATAGCACTCAGTACCAAACATTCATTTCTCGCCTCGGTGAGACTGAAATTAACAGTAACTCTACAGTTACTACTCAGCCTTTGCTTGGTTCGCTGTTTAAATCTCAGAATAGCACTCTTTGGACCGCGAACCAATACGAAGACCTGAAGTTTGATATCTTTAGAGCACAGTTTGATATTACTAAGATTGGTGTTGTTCGTCTCGTCAATGATGATATGGGATATGACAACCTTCCACCAAGTCCTGTCAGAACTGATGCTGATGGTTCTGGTACTACTTCGAGTCAGCTGTTTGGTGCCAATACTAAGGTTATCAAAATTGACCATAAAAACCACGGTCTTAATCCTGGATCCTTTGTTGCTCTGAAGAATGTTGGTGGTGTCGGTGGTTATTCGACTACTACTTTAAACAATCAAATCTTACCTGTTATTAATGCTGGTATCGATTTCTATACTGTGGAGATGCCTACTGTTGCAGGCGGTAATGGTACTGGTGGTGGTAATATTGGTGTTGCTCTTGGGCAAATTAAGTATGAGAAAGCAGTCATTAAAATTGATGCTATTGATTACCCTGAAACGACACTCTCAACTATGGTTGAGACTACTAAGATCAAACCTATCGATAGCAGAGAAACTATCGTTGACTATGAGATTGAAAAACCAGTTGATATTATTCTCAATAAAGAATACTACTTCCCAACGCAAAGAGTTATCGCTTCTAAGCTGAACGAGAAGATATATTCTGATCGTATGAACGATAAGAGATCAATGACCGTTAGTGCTACACTTTCTACCACTAATCCAAATCTTTCTCCTATTATAAACCTCAAGAATCCAAAGGCAATTCTCACCACCAACCGTGCTGAGTCTCCGAATGGTACTGAAGATAGATACGGGAAGAAAGTTCAGCAGGTTGAAGTTTATAAGACAGTTGTTATGAGACTAACGGATAATGCAGCTTCTCCTGCAACTCTTGGTTCTGCTCAAACGTTTGAAGTTACTTCTGGCGAAGGACAAGTTATTACTGGTAAGACATCTGGCACTAAGGGTGTTCTGTCTTACTGGGATGCATCTTCTCCTGGTGAGATGTATGTGAGAATTACCGAAGGTGATGGTTTCATTATTGGTGAAGAACCTGAATTCAGTGGTTCATCTTCTTATAATAAAGAGTGGAACTTTGATGGCAGTACCACTAATCCTGTGAGTGGTGCAGCTACAGGGTTTACTTTACCTCTAAAAATTGCTGGAGATCTTTCTCTCGCACAATTCGATATTGATCCTGGAAGTAACGTTGCGTTAGATGATGATTCTAAGACTGCCGTTGCTAATCGTTGGAACCAAGAAAACTATCGTTTGATCTTCTCTTCTAACAATTCATTGTTTGTTGCTGGAGATTTAATCGGTTCTGGTGATAGCACTACTGGACTGTACGAAGCTGGTTTTGATGTTATCAATAAGAGTTTCAATGTTCCTCAGGAAATTAAAACTGTATACGAAGCTTATGGTTTCTTATACACACCTGAAAGACTTAAGAATTCTTCTAACGTCGCAAATTATGTCACTAAAGAAATTTCGCTAGATAATCCTGGTAGTGGTATTACAGTCAAACTGACTGCTGCTCTACAAGAAATAGACGACATTTCGTTGATGTATAAAACTAAGAGAGCGTCACAACAGGTGTTCTTTAAAGAAATCAACTGGACATACTTTAACACCACTGGTGTTCCTGACAAGACTGTTTCGCCTTCCACAGGTACAAACTTCTCGCCAATTACTGAATCCGAAGAAGACTTCAAAGAATACTCATTTACTATTAATGGATTGAAAGATTTTAATTCTTTCGCTATCAAAGTTGTATTGAAGTCACGCAATCCATCTATGCCCCCTAGAATTAGGGACCTTAGAGCAATTGCAACTTATTAATGCCTAGTACAATACTTGCTGAAATGTGGGCTAAAAATTACAACTACCATAAGGTAAAGGGTCACGATGATCTCCATCGTGACGAATCGGGAGCGATTATCAATCACGATAAAAGCTCCTTTGAGGCATACAAGCGTTCAAAAATGCTTGCCGAAAGAAATATTAGTTATGCAGATGAAATTGATAATTTAAAGAAAGATGTTTCCGACATCAAATCTCTTTTAAAGGAACTTATTTCCAAACTATAAATACTCACATAAGGATCTGTTTAAACAATGGCGCTTACACGAATCAGGAGAACTGGTTTAAATGATGGGCTAGTCAGTGACGCCAAACTGGATAGTGGTGTAGGCACCCAAGCGGTGACAACTTCCACTATCAGAAATGGCGCTGTTACTACCCTGAAGTTAGCAGATAACTCCATCACCACAGAAAAACTCAGTACCTCTGTAGGGCTTGAGGCAATTGACACTTCGGTGCTTAGAGACGGATCAGTTACTCCACCTAAGATCGATACCACTAGCACATTTAATTTTAACTCTGCTACTGTCGCAACTTCTCTAAACGTTACTGGTAAAGTTTCTAGAGATGATGCAGTTGGAGTTGACGTTTCTGGTTCCGATATTACCATTGCAGGTGGTGCTGGTACTGGATCTGCTACTGGTGGTTACATCAGACTCAAGACATCCAAAGCTAGCGGAACTAGTGGATCCTCTGCTAACAATCTTACAGATGCCATTGTTGTTACTGGAGAAGGTAAGGTAGGCATTGGAGTTGGTTCTCCTACAGAAGATCTCGAAGTTGCAAACAACGTTGTAATCAACGGAGAACTAACTGTTCTTGGCGGCACTACGACAGTTTCCACAACCAACACTGTGATTGGTGATAAACTGATCGAACTTGGCAATGGTGTTGTTGGTTCTCCAGCTGGAGACAGTGGTATTGTATTTGAGCGTGGTAGTGAAGACAATGCATTCATCGGTTATGATGAATCAGAAGATAAATTTGCAATTGGAACTGGTAGCTTTACTGGTACAACTTCTGGCGATCTCGGTATTACCAGAGGAACTTTAATTGCTGATTTAGAAGCAGCTTCTATCGCAGTTGCTGGTGTTGGTTCTTCAGTTACTTTCGATGGTGCAGTAGTCACTATTGAACCAACTGGATCTAATGTTCCTTTGCTGAAGGTTGATCCCACTAACAATAAGATGGGTATCGGTCAAGAGCCCAACAATGCTCTTGCGCAAATCTTGCAAGTTCAGGGTACTGTCGGTGCTACTGCATTTATCGGTGATGGTAACGGTCTGACTAACCTGTCTGGTTTTACTGGAGCAGGCGATGGTACGGAATCCATTCCTGGTATGTCATTCTTCCAAGATCAGGATAATGGTTTCTATAGACCATCTTCCGATCAAATGGGATTGTGTCTTGGTGGTGCTGAGAAAATTCTTTATAATGATCAGGGAGATTCACTAGTCTTAACTCGTGATATTCACGGTCAAGACTGCGGACAAGTTGTTACAGCAACTATTCAAGCAGCCGTTATTGATACATTCACAATTGCCGATTACTACAGCGGCAAGTATGTTGTTCAGGTTGTATCTGGTGCTTACGTTCAGGTCAAAGAAGTCCTGATTATGCACGATGGTACTGACATTTTCATCGAAGAATATGCCACTATGACTTCTGGTGGTCTTAATGAAGGTGCACTAGGTACTATTACTGCACAGTATAATGGAGCAAACATCGAAGTTATATTCACTCCGTCATACGCTACTAATACTGTCAAGTACTTCAGATCACTCATCAGATCCTGATATAAATAAACCCAGATACTAGTTGCCCTATCACAAATGACTGTCAGAAACGTAGCGAAAAATTATACGTTTGAGCAACAGCGCCTTGAGATTAATGACATTGGCGCTGACAATGGTGATTTTTCTGGCAAGGTCATTGGCCAAGCTGTGGTAAATAACCTTATTGCTCAAACAATTACTGATTGCTTACTTGAATTAGATACAGAGTTGGGACCTATCGCCTCTATCACTGGCGAAATTCCTGCTAACGATAAAGATAACGTGGTGGAAGCAGTTAATTATATCACTGATACTATCATTAAATCGTTATCCCAGTTAACTACTGTGGATAAAACTAGTATTGTTAATGCTGTTAATGAACTAGATCAAGATGTAGGCGACTTGACATCTCTGTCTGCTAACATTGTAGACCATTCAAGCTTAGTTGCTGCCCTCAACGAAACAAAAGATGTCATTGTTGGTGTTCTTTCTAACTTGAGTACAGTTTCCAAATCCAGTATCGTTGCTGCGATTAATGAAATTAAAGATACTACTATCGGAAACTTAAACAACCTCACTACACAAAATAAAGCAAACCTTATTAATGCTATTAACGAATTGCAAATTGAGGTAAACACTCTTGCTGCTCAGGTTGGTGTATCTGTGGAAGCAGGTCTCGACGCTACTGCTCTCGCTATCGCTTTAGGTTAATAAAAAATGGCAAATAAATTCCTATCCACTTCTAAAACGGGCGTTGGCGTTTCCGACACTAGTATCTACGCAGTAGAACTGCAAGGTACTCAGGTTGAAAAACAGAGCGTGTTAATTGGATGCAACTTATCCAATACCACACAGACAGCTGTTATCGCTGCTGTAAAGGTCAGTCGATATCCAGCATATTCTATCGATCCGCAGTATCCTAAAGATGATGTATTCATCGTAAAGAATGTTCCAATTCCTGCAGGATCATCATTTGAAATTATGCAGGGTCAAAAGATTATTCTGGAATATAATCCAGATGGATATAGACTATCGACACCTAATGTAAGCGATACATTAGCAGCTAATATGACTAGTGCCAGTGTCGTATCTTTAACTGTTACAGATAACACTGGTCCTAAGTTTAACGCTCAAGACTATATCAAGATCAATAACGAAATTATGCAGATCACCTCCCTTCAGGGTACAGGTGACGAAATACTTAACGTAGACAGAGCGCAAGCAAACTCTACTCCTACTACTCATACTAGTGGAGATTCTGTTCAAAAAATTGATGTTGGGTTGGGTGATGAAATCATAGTTACTTGTGATACTAATTCAGCTCTAGATTGCATTTCTAGTATTATGGAGGTCTCAGTCTAATGGCATATCTTGGATTAAATCCCGAAGCATATGTTTCTAAAATTAAGGAGCTCCAAGATATTTCGTCGTCATTTAACGGCGTTGATGTAAATTTTCCGCTTCGTACTACCAACGGTGATATAGTCACTGTTTCTCAATCAATGCAACTCACCGTTAGTTTAAACGGTGTTCTGCAACAACCCAATACTGCTAGTGCTTCTGGTGGTCCTGGATCTTTTTGGGTTCAGGGAGATCAACTTTATTTCTCAGAAGCTCCTAGTACTGGAGATGTTTTCTTCGGTCACGTTCAAAATTCAGTTGTTAACAATATGGATCGTTCGGAGATTTTCTCCGAATCGTTTGTTGCTAACGGAATTGACGTTGACTTTACAATGTCAAAATCTCCACCAAATGTTCACGCAATTTTGGTGACTATTGATGGTCTGGTGCAGCATAAAGATGCATACACTCTGACTAGTCAAAACCTAATTCTTCGTTTAGATGATGCTCCTAGTATTAACTCGGTTATTGAAGTTACTCACATTGGGTTCTCTTCATCTCTGGTTGGACCCACTAGTGCTGTTAGTTCTTTCTACGGAAGATCTGGTGCTGTCGAACTTCTCAATACGGATGACGTAAATGTTAGAGACGTTGACTGTTACGGTTCTATTGGCGTCGGTAATTTTAGTCCTAGCTTTAAGGTTGATATCGACGGTGGTTCTGGGACTTCTAATTGCCTCAGGGTACAGGCACAGTCTTTGCCAACGATTACTTTAGAATCTTCCAACACAGGTGGTACTACAAAGTTCATCCAAAATGGTGATGACTTCCATATGTTCGCCACAGCTGGTGGTGTTACTACTGATATCTTTGTAGCAACTCAAGGATATATTACAACTGAGAATTCTATTGGTAGTCCTGCTGATAGAACTACTGTTAACATTGCAGGTGATTCATCTGGTGTAACTAAAGCACTGAATGATAATACTACTGCAATTGCTACAACGGCATTTGTCCGTCAGGAAGTTGCTGATTTGGTTGGGTCGTCACCAGGCGCACTCGATACATTACAAGAATTGAGTACAGCATTAGGGGATGACCCTAATTTTTCTGTCACCATTAACAATGCTATCTCATTGAAAGCAGATGCTACTAATGGTACTACTAACTTACAAACCTTAAATAACGCAACTATTAATGGGGTTAGCATTCAAGCTGATCCTGGTGGTCCTACTCCCAATAGGATTCGTCTTGGAAACGTTATTTACCCTGCTACCCAAACTGCTGATATTGGTTATAACCTCGTGGTTGTTAGCAGCAATATTGATGGGACTGTAAATATGGAATTCAGCGACCGCAATGAAATGCGGGACATCTGGTTGTTCAGCTAAATATCAAGGAGGATACAATATACAATGGCTCTTTCAAGAGGAAAATTATCAGGCACTGGAGGGAAGAACATTCAGTTCGTTCCCACAGGCACTCCTGGTACGGTTTACGTAAACCCTGCAGCTACAAAGACATATTTCAAGGGTTTTGTTGTTTTTAATGGCAACACTACTACTGAAACTATTAACTTGTATCTCGCTGAAGATAACGTAGGTGCACTCGATACTATCGATGCTGCAACTAAGCCACAGCAGTTTGTTAGACAAGAGTTAAGTTCTGGTGAAACGTTCTACGTTGAACTAAACTATCCCATCGTTCTC